TAGCTGCTGGACAAGTGTTTAGGTTTATATCAGCAGGTGCTAACACAGGCGCTGTAACACTTAACATCAACGCTATTGGTGCTAAAGCTATCACTAAGAATGGCACAGTTGCGCTAGTAGCTGATGACATTGTAGCTAGTGCGGTAATACAAGTTGTATACGATGGCACACAGTTTCAGTTGTTAAGCGGTGCAGGTGGTGGAGGTGGTGCTACTGGTGGTGGTTCAGATGAGATATTCATTGAGAATGACCAAACAGTCACAACAAGCTATTCTATCCCAGCAACTAAAAATGCTATGAGTACAGGGCCAATCACCATTGATTCTGGCGCAACTGTAACCGTTCCTAGCGGCAGTCGCTGGGTAATACTTTAAGAGAGTGCCATGGAATCCCAAAGCTTAATTAACATAGTGATTGGTACGGTTCTTTCGGTTCTAGGCTGGTTTGCTAGACAACTATGGGATGCCGTCCAAGACCTTAAGCGTGATGTCAAAGCCATTGAGGTTGACTTACCTACAACTTATGTGCGTAAGGAAGACTTAGAGGCTAGATTAGACCGTTTAGAGGCTGTTCTTAACCGTATCTTTGAGAAGCTAGACCACAAAGCTGACAAATGAATCAACAACAAAAGTTAGAAGCCCTCTTTGACAAGCTAGTAGGTCAAAGAATTGAAGAAGTGGGTATTGACAACGATGAGTTTGTAATGTATACAGAGGATGGCACTTGCGTAGTGCTTTTCTCTGATGAGGACTTACAACTATATTATGAGCTTCCTGACAAAACCCACTAAGACGCATTTTGTGTTGCCTGATGTTCAGGCTAAACCTGGCAATGACTTTACATTCCTAACCTGCATAGGCAAATACATAGTTGACAAGAAACCAGATGTGATTATTTGCATCGGAGATTTTGCCGATTGTGAGAGTTTAAGCTCTTATGATGTGGGTAAAAAGTCATTTGAAGGTCGTAGCTACCAAAAAGATATTTGGGCTGCTAGAGAGGCTATGGATGCCCTTTTACAGCCTATATATGACTACAACAATCAAGCTAAAAGTTTTAAGCACAAACAATACAAGCCTCGTATGGTGTTGACTTTAGGCAACCATGAAGACCGTATTAATCGTGCTATTAACGAGGATAGGAAGCTAGATGGCTTAATCTCCATTGATGACTTGCCTTACCAAGATTGGGAAGTTATCCCATTCCTAGAAGTGATCGTGATTGACGGTATAGCATACGCTCACTACTTTACATCGGGCGCTATGGGCAGGCCTATTGGCTCTAGTGCAGCACTACTATCTAAAAAGCACATGAGTTGCTTTGCTGGTCACCAACAAGGTAGACAAATCTCTTACGCTATGAAGGCTAACGGCCAAGAGATGACAGCCATTATCTGTGGGTCGTGTTACGAGCATAATGAGGACTACTTAGGCGCTCAAGGCAACAACCACTTTAGGGGTTGCTATATGCTTTATGATGTAGAGGATGGTCGCTTTGACGAGCTGCCATTGACGCTCAAATACCTTAAGAATAAGTATGCCTAGCCCTTCGGGGCTTTTTTTATGATATTACACCGATTGCGAAAACTAAACGGCAAAAACCTGTGGAATGGTAGGTCTACTATTGTCAGGCGTGTAGATAAGACAGCTCGTAAAATTGCCCGTCTATACAAACTAAGAGGGAAGTTACGGCTATGAAACAAATCAAACTCTGCGAGTGTTGCGGAGAGCCATACGAAATGGATGATGCTGACATAGACTTTCATGTCTGCCATGAGTGTAATGTGTACGATGAAGATTTAATTGGAATTATTGATATTGAGGATGACTTATGATCGGTGAATTTATAGCAACATTGTTTTTAGCTAGAGATGTAGCACACAGAGAACACTTACGCACTAAGAGCTATTCTCAACACAAAGCTTTAGGCCACTTCTATGAAGACATAGCTGGCCTAGCTGACAAGCTAACAGAAGCCTACCAAGGCCGTCATGGAATTATTAAAGAGATACCCATACTGACTGAAGAAGAAAAGTATAAAGAGCCTATTTACTGCATAGCTGAGAAACTAGCTTACATTGAGAAAAACCGTTACAAGTGCATACCTAAAGATGATTCTGCGTTACAGAATATCGTGGACGAAGTAGTAGGTGAGTTCTTAAGCTTGATTTACAAGTTGGAAAACTTAAAATGAAATTGAGCGAGCATTTTACGCTTGAAGAGTTAACCTTTTCACAAACAGCAGTTCGTAGCGGCATCAACAACAACCCATCCCAGGCAGTTAGAAACAACTTAAAAACACTGGCTGACAACCTTGAGAAAATACGAGAATTCCTAGGCCATCCATTACGGATTAGCTCTGGTTTTAGGTGCATGGAGCTTAATCGTAAAATAGGTGGCTCTGAGGACTCAGCTCACATGGAAGGCCTAGCTGCTGATTTTACTTGCTCAGGATTTGGCAAACCTATTGATGTAGTAAAGGCATTATATAAATCTAAAATTAAGTTTGACCAAGTAATTGAAGAAGGCACATGGGTTCATGTATCGTTTGGCTCTAAGATGCGTCAGCAATTCTTAACAGCAACATTTATTAACAGAAAGCCATCTTACAAACCTTTTAAGGAGTAGTTATGAAAGCATTTTTATTAGCTCGTGGTAAAGAATCATCTACATGGAGGGGTCTAATAGCCCTTTTAACAGCCGTAGGCTTGACTTTATCACCAGAGCAAGGTGAAGCTATTGTCGCACTCGGTTTAAGCGTTATAGGCGCTTTAGGCGTGTTTACAGCAGACAAATGAAATACCTATTAGCAATCATAGATAGGCTGCTTACTTTATACCAAGAGTGGGCAGCTAAAAAGGAGCAAAAAGATGTGCAACAAGAAAGTGAGCAAATTGAGGCAGCTCCTGCTGATTGGTTTGAGCAGCACTTTGATAGCTTGCACGACTACCATGCCAAAGCCGTATCCCCTCAAACCGACCCTCAACATCCAAAAGATTGATGGCGGTATGTGTCTAAGCAAAGAGGACACAGCAAAGCTTGGTAAATATATACTTGAATTGGAAAGACGATAATGGCAGACAACAAAAAACTAGCTGAAGCTTTAATGATGGACTCTTATGGCGGCAATACATTGCAAGACTTTTTGCAACGCTTACAATTTTCAGGTGGCATGGGTACATCTAATCAACCAGGCGCTAAAACTGTTTACGGTAGTGGCAGGGCAGGTATTGATATGCCTATTGGCACTAGCAACTTAAATGCTGGTGTAGGCTTTGGTGGTTATAAAACTAAAGTAGATGTGCCAGGCTTTAAGCAAACATTTAAAGATTTTGGCGTAAACAACATAGACGCAGAGTATTCTAGCGGTCAAAATGCAGTAGGCGGCAATTATCAAATGAATCCACAAGGCAAAGACGGATTTAATGTGTATTACAGACGCAGCTTTTAGTGCTTTTCACTAGCTTGCATTAATAGTTACACCGATGTGTAAAAAACCTAATTCTGATACTATAAGATACGCTCAATAAAGAGCTAACTAATTAGGAGATTTATTATGTGGACATCACCAGCAGCTACTGAAATGCGTTTTGGCTTTGAAGTTACAATGTATGTAATGAACAAGTAATTGTTTTTAGGCGGTTAAGCCGACATTAGAGGATGTAGTAAGTAACGAGTTTTTCGGCTTTCTGCGTTACATGAAACAACTACCAAATCTACGCCTTACTTGTTTTATAAGCAATAAACGCTCCGCAAATCATTCCCAACCCAAATGCTGTGCTGTAGCATAGGACATATTCAGCTATCGTTTGTATCATGGTATACCGTCCGTAAAATTAATTCGCAATAGTGTATAGCCTTTCTAACATCGTCAGCACCGTTTTTAGCATGATGCCTAGATATATACTTAACCACATTACCCTCAAGAAAAGTTAGGTTGTTAGCCACTATAAACTCTACTGGCTGTATGGCCATACTAGCGTAGTGATTGCCACCTACCTGTTTCATCAAAGCGTCTACTTGCTCCATAGACTCTTCCCATGCTTGCTCTGACATACCATCACTCATATCCCAGTCCTGACGGGCCGTTCTGCCCAATAATATCCATTCTTTTTTCGTCTTCTTCAGTCCACCATTCTGGGTTTTTCTTTAATGCCTCTGTTAGCACGGCAATAAAGCCTCGCTCAATTAACCATCGTTTAGCATCGTCATCCATGTCTATTTCACAGATAGCACTGCCATCATCGTTTTCTTTTATGTGTTTTACATTAATAATCATTTGTTTCTAGCCTCCCTAGCATCTCGTTCCGCTTCCCCTTGAAACCGTAGGTAGATATTCTCAATCAACTGGCCTAAGTTACTGTTTGTCGTATTAGGCACACTCAAGACTATTCTACGCACAGCTTCGCCAAAACTCTCTACATTCCTATCATCTAGCTTTTCCATTCAGGGTCTACCTCCGCTGTGTAGTAAGTCAACAAAACTTTACAAGCTTTGATGTTTGCCTTAAACATAGCTTTGTCATCTTTATGGTAAGACCTTTCTAAACTCATCTCGCTGTCCATTAATTCAGCTTTAAGCAAAGTTATAAACAAAGCTTCACGAATATCTAGTAGCAAATTATCGTGGTCGGTAAAGTCTAATTGTATTTTCATACCTACCTCATTTTAATGTGTTTAACGAAGTTTTCAGGGTGAAGACGATACTTACTATCAAGTTTAATTTTTAACAGCTCTACGGCCTCTCTACGAGCCTCTACAACCCCTTCTGGAGGTGGTGAAAGTAGTCTTAAATCATTAATCATGCCTACTGATGGATAATACGGTAAGATATTTAACATATTGCCTCCTAGAAGGGCTTTCGCCCTTTTCTTAAAATGGAATATCACTTTCAATGTCCTGTGGCTGGTAGCCATTTGCTTTAGCTGGCTCGCTAGCAGGTTTCACATAAGTGTCAGCACTAGCTTTCCAACTTGTTGTATCGCCATTACCAAAATTAGCTTTCCATCCTGATAATTGAATTTTATTGCCATTAGCAATAATTTCATCAATTACTTCTTGGCTTAATGTAATGTTAATTCTAAAATCAGGCTGTTTGTCTGATGTCTTTTTAACATTGTTAGTAAAACCGCTATTAAAATAAACCTTTTTTTCTGCCATGTTAGTTCCCTTTTTGATATTTCTTAAATGATGACCGTGTTTTACTATCTAATAAGCCCCACATAAATGTCTTTTGGTCATTGTCTAGTGAGTCCCATGTTACTTTAGCCTCTTGTGGATTGCCTTCAGCTACAAATGTTGTAAAACCTTCTGCCAAGCTGTGCAGTATATCTTTTTCCTCATCGCTAAACTCTGGTTGTTTTAGCTCAAGTTCAGGCTTTTTTGCTGGTGTGCCTGTGTCCGTTCCTGTAACAGCATCTAAAACATCATGCTCCACAATTTCCATTGCTGAAACCCACAAGTATCTACGCTGGTATGTTTCCACAGCACCCACATTCTGCACCTCGTGGCAACCTTTTAACGCTGCGCTACCCATAGGGCTAGTGATGGTTATTTGTGAGCCATCATCTATGTCGGTGATGGTTAGTGTTGCTAGGTCGGCTGTAAAGCTAACTGTGCCACACAAACCTAAGTTCCAAAAGATTGTGTTGATTGAGGGTAAAAAGTCACCAAGTTCAAAGTATTTATAGCCAGCAAATTTGTTATGACCAGACTTGTTAAGCTTGGTGTTTTGTAGCTGGATTCTAGCGTCCATAAGCTTTTTGTATACATTACTCATCTATTGCCTCCATATTCGCTACTAGGATAAGGTTAAGCTCGTTATACAAGCCTAATGCACGAATCAATGGCAATACATCAACGCCTAGATACAAAGCTGATTTAGACTCTGCTCGTGGCTCTGTTAAAGCTTCCAAGTCACCAAAGTAAGCGTATGTTGGTTGCTCGTAATCGTATTCAACTTCTAAAGTAACGCCAGCTTCTAAATTTAAATGTGTAATCATTTCCATGCCTCCAATATGACCCAAGAATGGCCGTGTTTAATTGCTTTTAATTTGCCCTTGATACAGAGCTGTCTGACCCATCTGCCAGACTTGCCCATTTGTTGCGCTATTTCTTCTACTGTGTAAATCGTCACTACTTTCTCCTGTTCCAAAATTGGAATTATACTCTTGTTGCATTAATTCGTCCATTACTTCCGCTTGATATTGAGCTTGTCACATATTAAACAGCCAATAACAAGTATAAGAAAATTGACAATAAGACCACACCAAAAAAACAAATGCCTTCTATCCATGGTGGT